ATATAAGATGTGTTTTTCTTAATGTGACTTCACTTAGTTTCATAGAACTGTTCCAACTATCATAATGTATTTATAACTTATTAGTTGAACTACGTTCAACTGTGTTTTCGTTAGCACTCAACACATTTATATTTGTTTAATGATATATAAACAAGGCATATGCTATGCATATGCATTTAATATTATGTAGATTGATCTGGTCAGACGGAACCTGTTTATGGTCCCGTCCTCTCAAACATTATGTGAGTATCACCAGCCGAGATCGGAAGTAGGTTTTTATTATACTGCTACACAATGGGCTCTGACCTTTCCCAACCTACGTCGACATCGCTGTTTCCAGCTACCTCTCGCTTCGTTCCTATTGCTAAAGAGTTTTTATGTGTAATGTGCAGTTTTTTGACAGCCAACAATCTATCTACATCAATCAAACATCCTACTACCGGATGCCGCTCAATGTGTTACGTGTGCTCCTATATGGTAGCGTTTTCCACAGCGGTGTTTTCAATCTGGCCCGCCAACCTTATGTGTTGGATTGCTTTGCCTGGATATTGTGTTCTAACAATGCCTGTTTGAGTTTGTCTGATCCGCCTACTCTAACATTAATGATACCGTTGTAGTATTCATCTGTTTCAAGTACACGCCTATCAAATTGTTCTCTTGCCTCTATGTAGGACATTTCGCCTCTACCTTTACATAGGTATAATATTTCTCTTGTGAAGTTTTCTTCGCCTAGTTGTGCTACGTCTGCGTTTAGTCTATCCGAACTACCATAGTATGTTCGCCAATCGCTTTCCTTGTAGCCTCTACGTTTATTCTTTTTGCCTTTGAGTGGTGGCTTGGTAGTTTTAAACTTTGCTAGTTTTTTGCCTATGTACTTCTGATTGTTAGTGAGATTGGTAATAAGATAAACAAATCCTTCATACTCTTCAGGTATCTCAGTTATTTCTTTACCATTATATGTCCAATGCATACATTAGTTATTTGCTTGCCTTTGTTTGTTTGTCTTTTTTGAATAAATGCCTATGTGTCTCGATTATTTCGTATTTCAGTTATATGTTTTTCATATTTGTCTATTATTTCGTCTTGCCTTTGCTTTGCTAATCCCATTAGCAGCCTTAGTTCTCTTCGAGCAGTGCGTTTTGTACTTTCGCTTGGTCTGCGTTCAAATGTTTCACTAGCTTTCAAGTAACTCAGCACAGCTTGCATTATTTGATCGTGAGTATCATTCATTATTCTACAATGTCAATATCGTTTTCGTATGAGGTAAAGCCATTTTCTTTAATCACTTTCATAACATGATTAACTCTACCTATTAATTCGTCTTTGTGTGAGATTAAGAAAACATTTTTGCTGCGTTCTCTGCCCATTTTCTTTAGTACGGCAAGTGCTGACTCAACGCCAGCAGTGTCCATGCCACTGTCGATAAGCTCGTCGATAAACAACAAGTTGATTCCTTGATACAATGACTCCCAAACATCTCTAAATGCCCAACTCATGCCTAGTATCAGCCTGTTGCGTTCGCCTCTACTCAAGTTATCAAAGTCCAAGTCTTGTCCTAGCTGAGTAATCTCAGTTGACAAATCGTTTTGGAACTGAACTTGATGCGGCAAGCCTAGTTTGTCAAGATAATATGTAAGCCTGTTGTTCAAATACGCTAAGTTTTGATCTATAATCTTTTTACGAATGAACGAGTCTTTGTTTGTCAACAGTTTAAGCAAAAACTCTTGGTGTTCTTTGAGTAAAGTAAGTTGATTAACTGGTTCCCAATCAATAACTTGTAGTGCTGTCTCTGTTAAATCGTCAATCTGTGTTTGATATGGATCTTCTTCTTGCTGCTTACTTATCAATGTACTGCGCAAGTTATCTACGTTGTTTCTATGTTCGTATGCTTCTTTAGCACTTTCGTAAAAAGTAGTAGGCTTGCCGTTTATATCGCCAATCTCTTCTAATAGCTGCACGGTTGTATTTAGTTTAGTTGAAACTTCGCTTTGATATGCAACTGCATCATCTAGTTCTTGCACTTTTAGTGATTCAATCTCGGCTTTTTTGTCTGCATGTAGCTCTTGACCGCACGTATAACATGTTGCATCCTTTAATTCTAAGATGTCTTTATTAACCTTTTCAACACTAGCAGTGGCACGCCGTAGTGCAGGCTCGAGTGTGCTTAACTCCTTCCTTAAAGAGGTTATTTTATTGTTGTGTTCAGTCCAGTTGACTAGTTTTTCGTGTGCATCAAGTTCAAAATCAATGTCCAGCTTCTCTAATTCTTCAATACCTGCTGCTAATCTGTCTTGATCCAGTCTACTTTTACTTTGCCAAGCACGTTGTCTGCCTGCAAGTGTTTCAATACTTTGTTCAATCTTTTTATTTGCAGCTTCAATAGCATTAATCTTTAATGTTTCTTCTGTGATAAAGTCTTTTGTTTGTTTTACTTTTTCTTTTAAGCTATCTGCCTTTTCAGTAAGGATAGTAATACCCAATAGCTGCTCAATAATAGCACGTTGATCGTTTGCTCGCATACTTAAAAAAGGTTCTGTATAAGTATTGAGTGCAACAACATGTTTAAACATATCATGACTCATATCAAGCAAACTATTGATATCTTCTTGCGTTTTACGACTATCACCTTGTGATTCGTCGTGTAAATCGTCCTTCTGTTCGTGATTGTTTACGTAAAACTTGAGTATGTTTGGAGATCTACCACGCTCAATACGGTATTGGTTAGCACCTATACTGAAATTAAGAGTAACCAACATGCCTTTGCTGTTGGTTTTGTTGATCAAGTTGTTGCGTTTGATGTTTGTAAGAGCTGTACCATACAATGCATAGCTTAATGCATTAATGATAGTAGTCTTACCTGTACCATTGCGTGATCCAGTGTCGTCACCTCCTTGATCTAGGTTCTCTCCTAGCACAAGTGTTAACTGTTCTTTGTTGAAGTCCACAGCCTGAGTAACATTACCCACACTCATAAAGTTTTTTACGGTTAAGTCTTGTATTTTAATCATGTTAGCTCGTTGTATATGTCTAATAGTAGTTTTTTGTTGAACTGTTCACTGTCGATTGCTTGTATTTCGTTGCTTACAATCTGATCTACACTTTCAAACTGTTCAATATCGAGGTCGGTTGTAATATCTTCAATGTTCTTGTTTGGAATAAGTGTTATTTCTCTGCAACTATATGCTTCCATAAAGGTTTCTTTGATAAAAGTTGCTTCTTCGTAGCTGATATCAATATCAAGTGTAACTCTAAGGTACATGTTTGGCTTGATAAGTGTATCCTTCTCGTCAATCAGCTTGGATAGCTTGACTGTACGGTACTTAGGACACTCTGCCCAATCAAGGTACAATGGTTGTGCATCATTCTCTTTGTCCAGTATCATCATACCACGTGCATCGTCCCACGCATCAGCATAGTTATGTGGAAAAGCATTACCAATGTAGTGTACCTTTCCTTGTTTCTGACGCTTGTGGAAGTGTCCGCTGAACACATACTCTTGATTTTTGAAGTGTTCAGCTTTAAGTTCTCCGTGGTCGGGCATTTGTACCATAGCGTTCATATAAAACGATGGGAGTTCGAAGTGACCAAACAAGTATTTTGCTTTTAACTTTTCGATCTTCTTCCACTCATCGCCGACTAACCACGGGACCAGTGCAACATCGTCTTGGACCATCATCTGATCTATTACGGTAATGCCTGGTATGTGTCTTGCAAACTCAGTTGATGAGATATCACGCTTGTCTTTGTAGTACAAGTCGTGGTTACCAGCAAACATATAAAAGTTTTCAAAGGATGCACCTAGTTTTTCTAGCAGCCTAATGGTTGTATCCATGGTTGTAAGGTTAAGACTGTTGCGATTATGATGCCAGTCGCCACAAAACAAGCCAGTTTCACATCCATGAGCCTTAGCTTGTTTGATATACCAATCGATATAGTCCTCGCAGTCCTGATTATGAACTCGAGAGTTGCCTTTCATACCTAAATGTATGTCAGTAAACACTGCCGCTTTTTTAAACAAGAATATTCTCCATTTCCTGTATATTATAAACTAGATTTTTAAGAAGATCAACCTTTATTTTTTGCTGCACCTTCTTCACGCTTTACAGCAGCTTCCCATTCGCCTGAATGTAGTCTAGTATGACTAGGATTCATATCATTCATTTCTAAAATGTCATCGCGTATGTTTTGCGCACGTTTTTCAATATTGATTACACGCACAAACGAGTTAGTAACCACAGCAGTATAATATGCAAAGGGATTATTTGACTTTGATTCGTCAAACTGTAGACCAATCTGCGACAGTTGTAGTATTGCTTGACCTTTCATTTCGTCGTTGTAAGTATATCCACGTACATTGCCACGGGTAGCATAACGATCAACAAGTTTTAACCACATCATAGCAAGTTTATTGGTTGCCATGCCATGTCCTTTGTTAAAATAACCGTTTTCCATGCCACCTTCCCAATGACTTTTGCCTACACAAATAAGATTGTCATCGTCATCAAACTTGTAGTGCTGAAATGGAGGAAAATTTAGTTTAGTTTTGTGATCGGCAACTGTTTTAGGATTCTTTTTACGTCCTGGCTCTTCTGGAATGTGATCAAATGTCATAATACGGAAGATTAGTTCGTTTTTTTCAATCTTTCTATAATCTACTGCAAACTCTGCCATCTTTACCTTTTTTCCAGCACTCTTTGCTGCTTCATATGCACGAGATCCTTGTAGTTTTGCTTTATTTCTCTTTGCTTCGGCAATAGTTCTTATGTTGATTTTATCTACACTGGGTAAAATAATATCATAATCAGCATGTTCTGGTGCAATATAACTACAAAACGTAGCCTTACTTCTGTGTATCTCTAATAACATGTCTTTGTTGTTGAGATAGTTTACTTTTCTAGCCATATTTCGACTCCTTTAACTTATTATAATATACATACATTATTTTGTCAACTAAATAGTATGTAGGAGTTTACTATGTCAAATAAACCAAATCAATCAGTACCAAACACAGTTGGTACTAGAAATCTTAATAATACATTCTTTGCAAACCGATCGAATGTTGGCAAATCAATACGTTCAAGAAGTTTACCTCCAGGTGCAGAACCTGATAGAGGATCTGCAACAACTGCACGGTTTGCTCCGACAAACGATTCAGTTCCAGATTGGCGAGTCAAAATAAAAGTTCCTACAATATCATCTTATAGATATAGTCCTATATTAGCTCCTTTAGCACAAACAGATTGGTATGCTGTTTTTCCAGTTACGCCAACAATAAACCTTGTATCGTCAGCAGCATATGAGGAAATGGCTCCTACACATAGTAATTATCCCTTTCCGCAATATGTTAACAGTAGGCATGACGATATAACTGTTACTGGAAGATTTCCAGTACAGTCCGAAGAGGATGGAATGTATTGGGTTGCTTGTGTTCACTTGTTTAGAAGTCTTACTAAGATGTTTTATGGTGAAAGTAGTGAAAAAGGTTCACCTCCACCTGTTGTAAAACTAAGTGGATATGGAGATTATGTCTTAAATAATGTACCAGTTGTAGTTACACAGTTTAGTTTTGATTTAGCTGATGAAATTGATTATATCAAAGTAAACACTGGAGCATTTGGAGAATATTCTTCAACTTATCAAATGGTACCAACAAATAGTATGCTTTCAATAGGATTAAAACCAACATACAGCAGAAGCAAAGTATCAAGTTTCAATATGGATCAGTTTATCACTGGTAATATAGCAAATAAAGGATTCATCTAATGGCAAATTATGGAAAAACCAGTCCTTACGGAAATACAAAACTTACAAACAGCGGAGAGTTAGGTTTCTTCTCTATTAGACCAGTTCCAGCTGAAGATGACGATATTCTTTACACTATCGAACCTCAATATTCACACCGTCCTGACTTGTTAGCATATGATTTGTATAATACATCAAAGTTGTGGTGGGTTTTTGCTCAAAGAAATATGGATACAATAAAAGATCCTGTATTTGATTTTGAAGCCGGCACAAAAATATTTTTACCTAAGAAATCAAAGTTAAAAACAGAGTTAGGAATCTAATGTCTATCGAAATAAACAGTCTACATCAGTTTTCTAGTTTTAATACTATTTTTACAATGTCTTGTTTAACAAGAGATGAGATTGCAGTACCTAATGAAACATATAGAGCATATGGCCCTCAAAATGTTATTCTTAGAAGCGGCGGCGGCGCCGGCGACAACAAAGTTACGACCGAATACGAAGATATTATCGGTGGCAAGTTAGAATACTTTATTGATAATGTTAATATTGAAGCATTGTGTGTTCCAAACTCAAAATCACGCAGTACAAATGCTACATTTATAACATTTACTGTTGACGAACCATATAGTATGGGATTATTCTTACAAACTTGTCAAATAGCTGCAACTATTAGCGGATATCAAAACTATGCTAATGCTCCGTTTATGTTATCAATGGAGTTTATAGGTTACGATGACGATGGAGATGTTATTGTTACTGAATCAGGATTAAATCTTCGTAGAGATGTTCCAATAAAGCTAACAAACATAGAGTTTGATGTAAATCAAGGCGGCACAACCTACACAGTTGAAGCACTACCGTGGAATGAACAAGCATATCTCGATGATGCAACTGCAAGTCCAGTTGATATTGCATTAACAGGCAACACTGTTGAAAAACTCTTACAAAGCGGCGAACAAAGTTTAACAACTATTATTAATGGACACTATGAAGAACTAAGAAAAGCAAATCAAATAGCAGAAGCTTCGGAAATAGTTATTACATTCCCAAAAGACATTGCAACTAGCGGAAACCCTTCAAGAATACCAAATACAACTGATGCAGGCGCCACAACTAAATCTCGAGGTGGAGGCGGCGGCGGAGGCGGCGGCAAAGGCGGCGGATTATTTGGTGCTGTAGCAGCTGGAGTAGTAGGTGGTGTTATAGGCGGACTTGCAAACGGTAATAGTTTAAAAAATAGTTTTCAAAATAGTGCCGCAGGCGCTGTTGCAGGCGCATTAGGAGGATCACTTGGCGGCATTGGCGGCGCAGCCGGAGGGTTGTTAGGTGGATTAGCAGGCGGCCTAGACAAAAGTCTTGGAGGATTGTTGGCAAACTTTAAATCAGGTAATGTACAAGGGTTGTTTGAAAACATTAGTGGATTTTTAGGAGCACAAGCACCTCAAAACTTTGAAGCATTTTTAAGTATGATTACTGGACAAATATTAACAAAAAGTAGTATTGGTGAACAGCTATCATCAATAGCACAAGACCCAAATAGTTTGAACAATCTTGGAAAAGCACGTATCATTGAAGGTGCTGAAGAAAGCGGAACAGTGCCAATGCCACAAACTGGTCAAGTTTATGACAAAAAGAATAAAGTTATGACTCGTTCTAAAAATACTGTTAGTAACGACGAAAGAGTTTTTAGCTATAGTTCGGGTACATCAATATTAAAAATCATTGAGGATGTGATATTAACAAGCGACTGGGGCAAATCTATAAAAGAACGAGCACCAGATGCAAACGGAATGGTTCCGTGGTTTAGAATAGATGCAGAAAGTTACCTAAAACCAAATGCACAACAAGAAAATGTATTTGGCGAAGATGCAAAAGTAAATCATTATAAAGTTGTAGAGTATATGGTGCATAGTAGTCACTTTCAAAACGCTGGAGCAGCGGGTATAGATTACAACAGTTTAAGACAAAATGCAAAAAAAGAGTACAACTATATCTACAGTGGAGAAAATACTGATATTGTTCGTTTTGATATAAACTTTAGAGCAGCATTCTTTCAATTTATACAACCAGACAGCGGCCAGTTGAGCATTGATGCAAAAACTGGTGGCACACAGTTTAATCTTACAGAACAAAAGCCAAATCAGTTAGGATTGAATATTCAATCCTCAGGAGCAAATAGTTCAACTGGATTAGCTACACAAGCATTTGTAAATTCAAGCAGCACACAAGGTGGCGGCGGCGCCGGGATTGATAATAGTAAGATTCGATGGGCACGTAAGTTTCATGATCAGATATTAGGCAACGGCAGTGTTGATTTAGTTGAAGTTAAACTTGAAATATTCGGCGATCCTTATTTTATAGTTGATAGTGGAATGGGCAACTGGACCGATCAGCCAGGAGATTTAAATAGTACTGCAAGCGGTCAAGTTGATTATCAACGCAGCGAAGTTGATGTTTTATTAAACTTTAGAACTCCAATTGATTATAATCCGGATACTGGAGGAATGATTTACCCAGAAGATACAGTTCCAGTATCGCAGTTTAATGGATTGTATAGAGTAACTGCTATTGAAAACAAAATTCAACGAAATAGGTTTACACAAGAACTTACATTGCTAAGACGTCGAGGCCAGCCCGACGATACTAGTACAACAGGAACATCAGATCAAGCAAATAAAGTACAAGATGCTAACAGAGCAAGTCAAGTAAACACAGGATTTAATAGTTAAATGCAAAACAATGGACCAATAAAAGCAGAACAAACAAGATCAGTTGATAACGGACAGCCTACTTCAAAGTCTGGCCCATATTTGGCTAGAGTTATTAAACATGCCGATCCTTTGTATCTCGGAGCATTAGAAGTTGAACTTTTAAAAATAAGCGAAGCAGGAACAGCTGGCGAAACATTAGGACAAACGTCAATAGTTTATTATGCAAGTCCATTTTATGGAGTTACAGGTGCCCAACATTTAGGAAAAAACGATACGTATTCAAATACACAAAAAAGTTATGGATTTTGGGCTATTCCACCAGATCCAGGAACATTGGTATTGTGTACATTTGTAGAAGGAAGCAGAGAGTTTGGTTATTGGTTTGGTTGTGTACCTGAAAGAGGTATGACATTTATGTTGCCTGGCGGACAGCCTAGTACTGAACAAACCAGCGGCCCAGTTCCGAAAGAATTAAAAGGTAAAAAACTACCAGTTGGAGAATACAACAAAAAAATAACAAAAATACAAACCAACAATCCTGTAAAATACAAAAGACCTGTTAATGAAGATTTTATTACTCAACTAAAAGAACAAGGACTTGTTGAAGATGATATTAGAGGAATAACAACTAGTAGTGCGCAACGTGAATTTCCTAGTGCAGTAGTTGGATTAAGTAGTCCGGGACCTGTTGACAAGCGTGGCGGATCGCCGCAAGGCAGAATAGGAATAAAAGAAAGCCAAGCAACAGTGCATGTAAACCGTTTAGGCAGTAGTAGTTTTGTTATTGATGACGGCGATGATAAACTTATAAGAGAAGGATCACCTGAAGATACTCCTTACAAATATATCAACAAAGAAGCAAGCGAACCCGGCGGCGATGTTACACGCCCTGCAAATGAAATGATAAGATTTAGAACACGTACTGGTGCACAAATAATGATCAACACCAGTGAAGATCTAATTTACATTAATAATAGTAGAGGAACAGCATGGATCGAAATGTCAAGTAATGGTAAACTTGATGTTTATGCTAAAGATAGTATTAGTTTTCATACAGAAACAGATTTTAACTTTGTAGCAGATAGAGATATAAACTTTGAAGCTGGCAGAAATATTAATATGATTGTAAATGAAAGTATATATCAAAGTGCTGCTGCAAATATAGAAATAAAAGTTGGTGCAAACGGTAATATTACAACCGGTGCTGAAATAAACATCAGAAGTGCTGCTGGTGCAAAAGTAACAGCTGGCGGCGACTTTAGTATTGGTGCAACAAATACAACAATCAAAGGTGGCGACATACATCTCAACGGACCAGATGCACCAGAAGCAGCAGAAGCAGTAAAAGCCAAGTTTCCACAACGAGTTCCGCAGCATGAACCATGGCAAGGCCACGAAAACTGGAACCCACTAGAAACAGCACCAGATAAAACAGAAGCAGTTGACACAGAAAGTCAAGATGTTCATATGGATGAACGCCCGGTACACACTGATAGAACACCAATGAACGAGCTAGGAAAAGAGGAATAAATACTACTAGGAGGGCAATATGGTAGCATTTGCAATAAACAACTCGCAGTTGGTTGAGCCTATTGTTAGAGAATCAATATCTCGAGGAGTAGAAGGAATAAACCAAGCATTAGCTAATGCACCTTTGCCCACAGTAGCACTTGTTGGCGGCATTGCCGGCGGCATACAATCTGGTAATATTGAAGGTGCTCTTCAAGGCGCAGCAGGAGCAGTATTTGGATCAATATCAGGACAACTAGCTAGTGCAGCAGGCGCACTACAAGGCATTTCAAATCCAGCTGCCTTTGTTGAAAACTTAGGTTTTGTTAGTCCTGCTACTCTTGCAGCAGGTAATATTCCTGCTATTGCTGGTATAAGAGTACCATTTGGAAACTTTGGTGCACCTGCTGGCAGTTCTTCAGTTACAAGCACTTACGCTGGCGGCACAAACGCTACTAATCCAGCAGAGGTTAGAACAGAAATACAAGATGCAACTACTAACACAGTTGATTACATAAAAGATAGTTTTTTACAAGGCTTGCAAGGTGGATTAAGTAGTATAGCAGGATCAGCACTTGGGGGAATACTAGGAAAACTTCCTGGTGTAATGGGCAACTTACTATCAAGTACAGGATTATCTGGTGCATTAGGAAGTGCATTAGGAGCTATCGATGGTGCTATTGGAAATGCACTTGGTGCAGTATCGGGCGCATTAGGAGATATGGCTGGAAAACTAGCAAGCGGTTTGGGAGCAGCTATTTCAGGCATACCAGGAGTGGGCCCAGTGTTTGATCAGTTTAGTCGAGGAGTTGGAGATTTTACAAAAAATCTTTCAGGAGCACTAAACGGGTTACCACCTGATTTACAAAAAGTATTAGGCGGCGCCGCTGCAAATGTAGGAGCAAATCTAGTTGGAAAAATATTCAACAAACCAAGAATTACTAGCAAAGCAGGCAAACAAATAGCCAACGACATTATATTCAATGATAACCCAGTGGGCCAACTTAATAATATGGCAAACTTAGCCAAACAAATAGATAAAAAAACATTCAAAACAACAAACGATCCTGCATTTGCAAATATGGCAACTGCTTGTAAGAGATGTGCTAAAAAGTTTGGAACTAAACTTGTTAAAAAGAATAATGGGTATGGAATAAGCATTGAAGAAAAAGCAAAAGAAGATACAATATTAGGCATTGTAGTAGATGGACAAGTTTTTAAAATAGGATCATACGATTTTGATAGAATAGTAGAGTTGAATCCTAGTAATAGATCCGCTGAATTATTAAAATTACCCGCTGAAAGTCAAGCCGCCTTTAACTATATGACAACAGGATAAATACGTTATGGCTACAAATGAAAAACCCTTATACAAAAATGTAACAGTATCAAATGATATTACTAGTCCTCCTGTAGTTTCCAAACAATACAGAGGAGTTAGCACAGTAGCTAATCCTAAAGGATTTAACTTATATGATATTAGTATAATCAAGCAGGATATTATAAATCATTTCCATATTCGTCAAGGCGAAAAACTTGAAAATCCAGAGTTTGGAACTATTATATGGGATGTGTTATTTGAACCATTTACTGATGACTTAAAACAACTTATTATTGAAGATGTAACAGAAATAGTCAACTACGACCCGAGAGTTAATGTTGATAGTGTAATCGTTGACAGTTACGAAAGTGGTATACAGATTGACTGTTCGTTGACTTATATTCCTTACAGCATTAGCGAAAGTATGCGTATAAAGTTTGATCAGGCCAACGGATTAATTTAAAGTACGCAGTTTTTTACTTCAGGTAAATATACTATAAAGTGAGGAACCGCGAATGTCAACGACAGATAGGCAAAATAGACTTCTACTAGCAGAAGACTGGAAAACAATATATCAAAGTTTTAGATACGCAGATTTCCAAAGTTACGACTTTGACAATCTACGCAGAACTATGATTACATATATCCGTGAAAACTATCCAGAAGACTTCAATGATTATATTGAATCTAGTGAATATCTTGCACTTATTGATCTTATTGCATTTTTAGGACAAAACCTTGCTTTCCGCACCGACCTAAATGCTAGAGAAAACTTTATAGAAACTGCTGACCGTAGAGAAAGTATTCTCCGTTTGGCAAGGCTTATTAGTTATAATGCAAATAGAAATATTCCAGCCAACGGATTATTAAAAATTGAAAGTGTTAGTACCACAGAGGATGTAGTTGATGCTAATAACAACAACTTGTCTAATCAAACTATTATTTGGAATGATCCTACCAACTCAGATTGGTACGAACAGTTTATTAAGATTTTAAATGCAGCATTACCAGCAAACTCGACGTTCGGTCGTCCTATTAAAAAGGCTATTGTAAATGGTGTAACAACTGAACAATACAGATTTAGTGCAAATAATACAGGGTTGCCTATATATAGTTTTACAAAAAGCATAGATGACACTTCACGCAAGTTTGAAATTGTTAGTACTAATATTGATACAGATACTACAACAATATATGAAGAAGAACCGTTTCCTGGAAACAAACTAGCATTTTTATATAGAGACAATGGCCAAGGCGCAGGAAGTTCAAACAGTGGATTTTTTATGCACTTTAGACAAGGTAGTCTACAAGAAAATGTATTTTCTATATTAAATCCAGTTCCAAACACAACTGTAAATATTGACAGCGACAACATCAACAACAGTGATGTTTGGCTTTACAAGTTAGACAGTAACGGAAATGAAGAAGCGTTATGGCAAAAAGTTGAAAGCACAGAAGGCAACAACATTGTTTACAATAGTGTTACCAAAGGTATTCGTGATTTGTATAGCGTATTAAGTCGTGTTAGTGATAGAATAAGTCTTGTGTTTAGTGATGGAACTTTTGGAACATTACCAAAAGGTGATTTTAAAGTCTATTATAGAACATCAGCAAATGCGCAGTTTAATATAAATCCAGCTGATATGACAGGAATACAAATTCAAGTTCCTTATATCAGTAAAAATAACTCAGCAGAAACACTCAACATAGTTTTAGAACTACAATCAGTTGTTTCAAATGCTGACCAATCAGAAACCAATGAAAGTATTCAAACAAATGCACCTAGTACATATTACACACAAAATCGTTTGATAACTGGCGAAGATTATAATATTGGTCCTTTGGGTGTAAGTCAACAGATTATTAAAACAAAAAGCATTAATAGAACCAGTAGTGGTATTAGTAGATATTATGATCTAAGAGATGCTACTGGAAAATATAGTAATACACTAATGTTTGGCGACGACGGAAGTATTTTTACAGAAAATCTCAAAAACAAATTCAGCTTTAACTTTGTTTCAAAAACAGACATTGAAGCAGTTATCAATAATCGAGTATTAGAAATAATAAAGGATACGCAAACTAAAAACTTTTATTATAAAAACTTTAGTAGAAATACAAGTATTGCTGACTTAAACTATACATGGAATGCTACAACAAACGAAACAAATCAAAGTAGTGGACTATTCCAAGATCAGTTTTCTATACCAGTTGCAGTATCTAGCTTTACAGCGACAACAATGAAATTTGTTGCTGCTGGAAGTTTAGTCAAGTTTACTCCTCCAGCAGGATATCATTACGACAAAAACAATAAACTAGTATTAGGCGAAGTATCTGCATTAGGTGACAAAGAATATATATGGACTAAAATTATAAGTGTATATGAGAATGGAACAATAGGAAATATTGACAGTACATTAGGACCTATTATATTAAATGATGAAGTTCCTAGTACTAGCAAACTTTCAGAAATTATCCCAGTATTAAATAATACCATTGTAAATGATACATTATCACAAATGGTTGATCAAGTATTTGCATTTAAAACATTTGGATTACGATACGATGTTGAAACAACCAACTGGAAAGTTATTACAAATAGCAACCTTGATACAACCAGTGCATTTGATACTGGAAAAACTGGAGATGCTACAGGCACAAATCAAGATGCTAGTTGGGTTTTCTTGTTTGAAACTGATGGTGAAAAATATACAGTAACTAGCCGTGCTGTGAGATATGTATATGAAAGTGACAAGCAAATACGTTTTTACTTTGATGGCAATGATCGTATATACGATAGTAAAGTTGGTAAGATTGTTACCGATAGTATTAGTATTTTAAGTAATAATAATAAGCCTGATTCGTTAACACCGTTCAACCAAGATTGGAAGTGGCAAGTTGTTAAAGAATACAGAAGTGCAGATGGGTATGTAGATAGTAAAAAACTAGAAATAGGATTTACTGATAGCGATGCCGATGGAGTGATTGACGATCCTGATCTATTTACAAATATTGTTGCACCTGCTTATTTGCCAGACACAAAATATATATTTTCTAAAAAGTTTGAAAAAAATGATGTTGAAACATATGAATATGTTAGTGCCGCAGCAGAAAATATTGTAGTAAAACAAACTGAAGCAGCAATCGGAGCATATAGTTTGTATGATGCTGCAACAATATTTTATATTAGTAGTACTGATGTATTTAAAAAGTTTAATGCACTCCAAACAGGATTAGAATTATCTATTGATTACAAAGCATACAAAGGCAGAGATAATATTAGATTTGCCTATAGCCATGCTGCTGCTGAAAATCGTCGCATTGATCCGAGTAGTAGTAATATTATTGATTTGTATATTTTAACAAAATCTTATGATATTGAATATAGGAAATACCTCAAAGGCGATATTGCAACTAAGCCATTGCCGCCTAGTAGTGATTCTTTGTTTTTAGATTTTGGCAATGATATTAAAAAGATTAAATCAATCAGTGATGAAGTAATATATCATCCTGTAAAATATAAATCTTTATTTGGTTCTGAAAGTGATACTGATGTGCAAGCAACATTTAAAATAGTAAAAAATACAAATCGTGTTGTAAATGACAATGACATAAAATCACGAGTTGTTGACAGTATTAATGAATTTTTTGCATTAGAAAACTGGGACTTTGGCGAAACATTTTATTTTAGTGAACTAGCAGCATATATTATGAAGCAAGTTGCACCTGATATAAGTAGTATTGTTCTAGTACCAAAAAGTGAAACACAATCTTTTGGCAGTATGTATGAACTAAAAAGTGAAAATGACGAAATATTGATTAGTAGTGCAAGTGTTAGTGATGTTGAAGTTATTGATAGTATTACTGCATCAAGACTTAAAGCAACTGCAAATGTTATTACAAGTAACGAAGTTTTAAATACAGGTGTTCAAAGTACAACAACTTCAACAACTACCATTACTGAAGGAAATAATTAATAATGGCATACAATGATGATCAAAATGAATATCCTGTACCAGGAAGTTCTAGTGCAAAAAGAACTTCGGCTTCGTTGCTTCCAAGATATTTTAGAACTAATGCAAATAAAAAGTTTTTAGGTAGTACAGTTGATCAGTTAACTAATCCAGGTGTCGTTGAAAAGATTAATGGATTTGTCGGAAGTAGAACTGCTAAAGCAGTTACCACTCAAGATAGTTATATTAGTGATATTAACTCTAACAGAGAAAACTATCAGTTAGAACCGTTTGCTATTGTTCAAGATAATCTTGGAAATGTAGAGTTTGATGCCGATTATGTAGACATACTAGGACAAATAAGTGCATTCGGCGGCAACACTAAAAATCATGACAAACTTTTTGCTCAAGAGTTTTATGCTTGGAACCCGCATATTGATTTTGATAAGTTTACTAACTTTAGAGAATATTATTGGTTGCCAAATGGACCACAAGAAGTTCCTATAAGAGGACAAGGCAGAGAAGTAGTTAGTACATTTACTGTTGAAACTGTTGTTGATGACGATAATACTGCTTATGTATTTTCACCAGATGGCGTAACACGTAATAAAAGTATAAAGTTGTTTAGAGGACAAACATATAGATTTGAAGTTAATGTTCCAGGCCATCCTATTAGTTTTGCAACAAGCAGACAGAAAAAAGTCGAGTATTCAAAAGATAGTACATTAGTTAGTACATTATATCAAGAAGGTGTTGTACTAACACATGCAAATACAGACGACACATTAGTAAATCCACAAGATTATTTAGAAGATGGATTTATCGAAACTGGCGTCATTGAATTTACAGTGCCAGGAGACGCTCCTGAAAATCTTTATTATGTTAGTCAAAGCGATATTGACAACAGTGGTGTGTTTAATGTATACGATATAGAAGAAAACAGTGATATAAATGTAGACGAAGAAATCATAGGCAAGAAAACATATACAACCATTAACGGCTGGGATATGTCAAATGGTATGAAAGTGTATTTTCAAGGCAATGTAACTCCGGCAACGTATGCACAAGGTTTGTATTATGTTGAAGGTGTGGGCAAATCTATCAAACTAGTTCCAGTTAGCGACCTAGAAGTTCCGGCTATATTTACACAAGACACACAAGTACCGTTTGATGTAAACGGATTTGACCGTGTTCCTTGGAGTAATGCTAGAAGTTATGCAGGATACAAAGATTACATTTGTATAAACAGAAGAGACACTAGTAGAAATGCATGGGCAAGATACAATCGCTGGTTCCATAAATCAGTTATTGAAAAAAGTGCAAATATTAATAATCAACCAATCGAGTTAGATCAGTCGGCAAGAGCCAAGCGTCCTATTATTGAGTTTGAACCAAATCTGCGTTTGTGGAATCATGGTAATACAGCCAAGCTCAATGTTGATTTAGTTGATACATTTACAAAGGATGCATTTAGTACAATCGAAGGTACTGCTGGATACAACATTGATGGAATCGATTTAGTTGACGGAATGCGTATATTATTTGTAGCAGATACAGATATTTTAGTAAAAGATAAAATATTTGAAGTTAAGTTTATTACTCATACCAACACCACTCAAATAAGTTTGATCGAAACAGCCGATACAGACCCTGTGCTAAATCAAACCATACTAATCAAAGACGGTGTAAAAAATGCTGGAAAAATGTATTGGTATGACTCAACTGGATGGAAACTAGCTCAAGATAAAATAGGCTTAAATCAAGCACCAAAGTTTGATTTATTTGATAGTAGCGGAAACAGTCTTGGAGATACTACAGTTTATGATAGTACAGATTTTGCTGGAAACAGGCTTTTTAGTTATAGAGTCGGTGAAGGTGCAAATGATACAGAACTTGGATTTCCTCTTACATACAAAAACTTTGTAAATATTGGCGACATTGTTTTTGATTTTGCATTACTTGCAGAAGATTACAAATACAAAGTTAATAATATTTTTACAACTATAAGCAGTGATGTTTTCTTTTTACAAGAATACAACAATCAAACTATATCTTATACCAATGCTTGGAAAAAAGCAAATATAAAAAGCAGTCAATATGTTATAAGAAAATATACAGGCGAAGATTATACAAATAGATTCCCAGTTGATGTTTACAATAATAGTGCTGAGTTAACCGATTTAGAAATCAAAATATATGTTAATAATGAATATAACCATGATTATCAAATAGTCAACGAAAATAAAACAACCAAAGTTGTACTTCCTAAAGACATTGGGTTTACTGATATTGTTGTTATTAAAACCAAAAGCTCGGCAAACAAAAACGACAACGGTTATTACGAGATTCCACATAACTTTGAAAGAAATCCGTCTAATAAAAATATTACAGAGTTTACACTAGGCGAAGTAAATGATCATGTCGAAGGACTTGTTTCCGAAGTTGCAGCATTTTCAGGAGTTCAGCCAGGCTTAAACAATCTAAGAGATTTAGGCCCAGTTGCAGAATATGGTAGAAAGTTTGTCCAACATAGCGGCCCGCTAAATCTTTCGCTTTATCATTTGGTTAATAAAAACTCAAATGTTGTTGCAGCTATTAGATATGCACTAAATGAATACACAAAGTTTAAAAGACAGTTTTTACAAACTGCAACTGAAACATCATTTGACGGAACAGTAAAGGAATATGTTGATTTTATTTTTAATGAGATTAATAGTACAAAGACTACAACTACTCCTTTTTACAGTACAGATATGGCAGCCACTGGTGGCAGTAAAAAGATTGAATATAAAATACTTGATAGTAGATTAACAGTTTATTCTCTCTCGACAGTTTTTGATAAATCAGCCATCAGTAATAAAGCATTGTATGTGTATCTAAACAATCAACAACTTGTGTTTAATAGAGATTATACATTTACAGGAACAGGCTTTGTAGATATTACTGCAACCCTAACTGATGGCGACATATTAACCATACACGAATACGATAATACTGAAGGTAGTTTTATTCCACCAACACCTACAAAAATAGGCATGTTCCCAGCATATGTTCCTGAAATATTTGTTGACTCTAGTTATCAAACTCCGCAAAAAGTTATTAGAGGACACGACGGCAGTATTACACTTGCTTATGATGATTATAGAGACGACTTGATTCTAGAAATGGAAAAGCGTATTTTTAATAATCTAAAAGTTGATTACAATCCAGACATATTTGACATAAACGATATTGTCGGAGGTGTTGATAGAAATACAAAGATCACATCACAAGAAATCAACAACATTATTATCAAAGATTTTATTGATTGGACCAGTGTTGCTAAGATTTCAGATTATACTAAAAATGACTTTATAGTACAAGGTGAAAGTTTTACTTATAACTACACCGGAAGTACAAATGATCGCAACGAAGCAGTACCAGGATTTTGGCGAGGCATTTATAGACAAGCATTTGATACTGATCGTCCACATACACATCCGTGGGAAATGTTGGGTTATGGAATACAGCCAACTTGGTGGGAAAGTGTGTATGGCCCTGCACCTTACACAAACAACAACTTGATACTTTGGACTGATTTGCAAAACGGCGTGATTAGAGAGCCTGGCAAAACAGTATTAAGAAACAAAAAATATATTAGACACAATCTATTAAATCATATTCCAGTGAATGAAAACGGACAGTTGATATCACCAATGGACAGCGGTTATATAAGCAACTTCAGTTATGCACCACAAAGTCAAAACCTATTCAAGTTTGGCGATGAAGCACCGACTGAAACAGCATGGAGAAGAAGCAGTGGATATCCGTTTAGTTTAATGATTGCTGCATTGATCATTAGACCTGCACATACAATGGGTATTGGATTTGATAGAAGTAGAATTCAGCGTGATATTGCTGGAAACTTGATTTATACTGCTACAAACAAAAGAATAAACACAACAGATTTAATATTTCCAAAGATAAAAAATGCTGTAAGTGCAGGATTTTTAAACTATATCAGTGAATACATTAATGCAGACTCGTTGTATCCATATACTACATATGTTGACAATCTAAAACTATTAAACAACAAAGTAGGATTTAAACTTGCTGGCTTTGCTGAAAAAAGCAAACTAAAACTAGTATTAGATAGTAAGACTCCACTCAACAAAGGAAATATATTTGTTCCTGATGAAAACTATAGTATTGTTTTAAGAACTTCTAGTCCTCAAGATGTAGCAACCTACAGTGGTGTAATAGTCGAAAGAACCGGAAAAGGATATCGCATAAGTGGATATGATAAAGATCTTCCATCTTTTAAATATCGCAATCCAAGAGAAAATGCAAATGATCCGTTTGTAAACATCGGCGGCATCAGCGAAAGTTATATACAGTGGACTGAAAACAAGTTTCTTGTTGCTGGCAAACTTATAGAATACAATGATAGATATTATAGAGTAAATGCCAACCATACAACTGGAGCAGATTTTGATTCGAGTTTGTACACTCCGTTGCCGAGCCTGCCTGAAAATGGCGGTAGAGGTGCTTATTTTAGAAAGTCATTCACCAATGAAATACTAACACTTGATTACGGAACAATATTAAATGATGAACAACAAGTGGTTAACTTTCTATTAGGCTATCAACAATATTTAAAAGACATTGGATTTAAGTTTGAATATTTTAATAAAACAACTGAATCTGTTGAAAACTGGCAACTAGCATGTAAAGAGTTTTTGTTTTGGATAACACAAAACTGGGCAAATACCAGCACTTTAACATTATCACCATTGGCAAATCAAGTTGAGTTTGAAAAGGACTTTTATGTAGTTGATAATATACACAGCAATCTTTATGGATTTGCAGTATTGAACGAAAACGGAAATGTGATTAGTAAAAACCGTTCTAGTATTTACAGAGACAACACCAACAGATTTACTCTAACATCAGAGGATGACGGAATATATCTTCTCAAGCTACCGCTGATACAAAAAGAACATCTTGTGTTGGTTGATAATACAACAGTATTCAACGATACAATCTATGTACCTGAGACAGGATATAGACAAGAGCGTTTGAAAGTTGTAGGATATAGAACAGACGACTGGAATGGTAGTTTAAATATTCCCGGATTTGTATACGACGATGCTAGGGTTACTGAATGGACCAGTTATAAAGATTATAAAACCGCAGAACTAGTAAAATACAAAGAGTTTTATTATGCAGCTAGATTTACACACAGTGGCACACAAGATTTCATCTATGGAAACTGGAGCAGATTAGACAGTAAGCCTACAAGCGAACTTAAACCAAACTGGGATTATAGAGCTAATCAGTTTGCAGATTTTTATGATTTAGATACAGATAACTTTGATAGTGAACAACAAAGATTAGCACAGCATCTTATCGGATATCAAAAGCGTGAATATCTTGCCAACATTATTCAAGATGATGTTAGTCAATACAAGTTCTATCAAGGATTTATACAAGACAAAGGTACCTCAAATGCTGTTACGAAGTTATTTGACAAACTTGGATCAGCAGATTCTGATAGTGTTGAACTATACGAAGAATGGGCAATACGTGTTGGTAGATACGGCGCAACCACAAGTTACGACGAAGTTGAATTCAAACTAGACGAAAGCCAGTTTAGAATTGAACCGCAACTTATTGAGTTTGTTGAAACAGTAGATTCAACACGTACAGATTTGGTTTATCAATATCCAAGGAAAGATGTATATCTTTCTCCTACTGATTATGCACATACATCTTTGCCTTTAACATCTGGCAGTATAGAATATACTAAAACTGCTGGGTATGTTAAACTAGATCAAGTAAACTTTTTAACAACTACAAAAAATGATATGTTGGTTTTAGATATTGATAGTGTTGATATTGGAAGTTACATATGGGTACCAAAAGATTCGCAATCATGGAATGTTTATAAACACGTTGCATCTCCGGTATCTATTCAGTCTATTGAAAAAACACAGCTAGGATTTAAAGCAAACTTTAGCAAGCCTATTACGTTTGTAGAAGGCGATATTGTTGGATTTAATAATGTCAATGGAGAAGTCAATGGCTTTTGGATTGTACAAAATATTGGATATACTGATTTTGAAATACAACTAGACAATCCAATAACAGAAGATTTTATTGACTTGTCAGATAGTACAGTTGGAATAGTATCAGAACTATCATCACGTAGAGTATCATCTCCTGAAGGTATAAACAATATTACAAAACTTTATGATTTAGACGATAACGATAGAGTATGGGTTGATGATATTGGCAACGGAACATTTGGAGTGTACGACAGTGACATTATACGTAGCTTCAAACAAAGTATTTCAGCACCAGAAACTGGTAGTAGAGAGTTTGGATCTGATTTAGCTGTTAGCAGCAACAATACTACATTAGCAGTCGGAACTCCAGATATAGACGATGGCAAAGTTTATGTATACACTCGTGGCAGCGAAGCTGGTGCATTTATATTAAAGCAAACATTAGAACCGTTATCTAATCATCATGCCGCCGGCGATTTTGGTACAAGTGTTGAAATAACAGACAACGGACAGTACCTATATGTAGGCGCTCCAACTGCTGCAAATGTTAAAACACGATACAGGGGTGTATTCACTGAAGGTGAAAGTTACCTAGCTGGGGACTATGTAAGTCAGCGAGGAACACTCTGGAGAGCTCTAGTTGATGTTACAGCAGAAAGTAGCACAATCAATCTATTGAGTCAAGACTGGGAACTAGCAGATCTTATAGTTACTGATACAGCAGGAGCAAGTCTCGGATATGCAAATCAAGGTGTAGTTTACATTTATAAAAAACTCATCGACGACTCTTTTGCTTTAGTTGATATTATTTTAAGTCCAGAGCCTTCAACAAACGAACAGTTTGGTATTGCAATCAAATCAGCTTCGCCAAGCGATTTCCAACATAACATTATTATTAGAAGTTTAAAAGACAATGGTCGTGTTTATTTTGTTAACAACAAAGGTCAATCTAATGTAACATCTTATGCATATTCGAGAGATCCAAACTACAAAGGCGAATGGGAAAGTATTTCAAAATATATTCCTAACAATATTGTTTATTATGAAGGCGAACTTCGCCAAGCAAATACAACAGTACTTGCAGGAAATCCTTTTGACAATAATCAGTGGGATGTGCTTGATACATATGTTGATTATTTAGGTTACGTTCCTTATTCTTCACAAACTGATGATAGTACCGGCAGCCTACTAGATGACGATAGTAGTGATTTTTTAAATGCACTTGCTATTGGCTCAAGTTATGATATTAGTAAAAACGGTGAAGTATTAGCACTTGGCGGAATTCAAACAGGCGGCGAATATAGAATAGCAATCTATAGAAAAACAAATGGCAGATTTGTGTTTGATGAAAACATCGATACTGCAACTGAAGACGAAGCATTTGGAACTACATTAAGTCTAAACGACGATGGATCTAAAATAGCAATAGGAGCACAGTTATCAAATGCTAATGGCATTTACAATGGTGCAGTATATGTGTATAAACTTACAAATGGAACATATACACAAGATCAAATATTGTTTGCACCAGATGGAGAAAAGAATGAAAGATTTGGTACTAATGTAAGTTTTAATTCTAATAAACTTGCTGTAACAAGTCGCAACGGTGATACAGCATCATACGTAACATTTGACAATGAACTTACAGACTTTGATAATAAAGCAACAAACATTTATGATAAAATCAAAGATAATGGACAAGTTTATGTGTATGAAACACTAAACAACAAGTTGGTATATGCTGAAAAACTTTATTCACAAGTAGATATATCAGATTCATCTGATATATTAAGTGTATTAAATAGAAACCATCTGTATGTTATTTCAATAGGAACAGCAGTTGATGACAAAACAGGACTTATTCAAGATCATAGAACTGACTTAAATGCCACAGCTTGGAATATTAACAGCCAAGGCGACAGTTATGTTGACGTTGATAAAATCAAAGGTGTGTGGCTATATGATACAAATACAAATGATTTGATCACATACCTTGATTATATAGATCCTATCAGAGGACGTATTGCCGGCCCTGCAGAACAAGAACTTAGTTATAAGACTTATTATGATCCAGCAGTTTATAATGTTGGCACTAGAGACACTGGTGTAGCAGATCTTTGGGGTAAACAGCAAGTTGGAAAACTATGGTGGAATCTCGATGCTATAAAATGGTACAATCCGTATCAAGGAAGTATACAATATAAATCCAATACATGGAATCAGATTATTCCTGGGTTTAGTATAGATGTATATGAGTGGGTTGAAAGTGATTTATTACCAAGTGAATGGGATGAAATAGCAGACACTACAGAAGGACTAGCAAGTAGCATAAGTGGAAAATCATTATACAGCGATGATTCTTATGTAAGAGCAAGAGTATACGATAGTGTAGCAAGTATTTTTGTACCAAAGTATTATTTCTGGGTTAAAAACAAAAACACATTGCCTGATACATATGGCAGAAAGATCAGCTCGTTTGATGTTGCAAACTTGATAGCAGATCCTTCAGGTCAGGGTTACAGACATATTACACTGCTTGATGGTAAAAAGTTTGCATTACACAATGTAAAAAATCTTGTAAAAGATAAAGATACTATTTTGCATGTAGATTATTATGTTCAAGATAATGCAGAAAACAAAAACATTCATAGCGAATATGCATTGGTTGTTGAAGGATTGGCATCAAGCAAGCCAAATAATGACATTGTTGACAAGTGGGTTGACAGTTTAGCAGGGTACGATAAAAACGGAAAAGTTTTGCCTGATTTAAATATCAGTGTTGCTCAACGTTATGGCATTTTAAATAATCCAAATCAAACTATATTTGTTAATAGAACTGAAGCACTAAAACAAGTTATTGAAAGAGTAAATGGAGTATTATCACAATATACAATCGTAGATGATTTTGATATTTCGCCTTTGTTCCAAACAGAAACTGCACCAAGCAAGTTTAGCAATGAGTGGGACACACAGATTGATACAGAAAGTTTGTTGAGATTTGTTGGTACTGCAAAAATCAAACAAGCAACCCTTACACCTATTATTGTTGACGGAACCATTACAGGCGCAACTATTACAGAACCAGGAAGAGGATACATTGACAGTAACTATACAACTGGCAAGCGACATGGTCCAACAGTAACTATAGAAGGTAAAGGTGTTGATGCAGAAATAAAAACTTACATCAATAATCTCGGACAAGTTATCGAAGTTGAAGTTGTAAATGGCGGCAAAAACTATTTAAGTGATACTACACTTATTGTACGTCCGTTTAGTGTTCTTGTAACAACTGATATAGAAGTAGGCGGATTGTGGGCAGTGTACAACTGGATATCATCCACACAAGAATGGTTTAGAAACTATATTCAAAGTTATGATGTTAATAGATACTGGAAGTATGTTGACTGGTATGCAACTGGATACAGTGAAGTTACATCTATTGATTTTGTTATAGATGGTAGTTATGAACTTGATGGATTAAACGATAAACTAGGCAATACTGTTAAGATTGAAAATATTGGCAGCGGCGGCTGGATACTATTAGAAAAGATTGACAATCAACTAGAAGTAGATTATACTATCAACTATAAAGTTGTAGGCAGACAAAATGGCACAGTAGAATTTAGCAATACATTGTATCAAAATGATGCAGTTGGATTTGATAACATAATCTATGACATTTCGTTGTACGATAGTGAGCCAACTGATGAAATAAAAATAATACTGTATGCACTAAGAGATAACTTGTTTGTTGATCAACTAGAAGTGGAATGGAATAAACTATTCTTTGCTAGTATTAGATATGCAATGAGCGAACAGGTTGATTTAGACTGGATATTTAAATCAAGTTTTGTAGTTGCAAAACACAACGTTGGCGAGCTTACACAAAAAGTAACTTATCAAAACGATAATCTTCCTAACTATCAAGACTATATTGAAGAAGTAAAACCATACAGTACTAAAATAAGAGAATATATTAGTTCATATGGTAGAACAGAACCAACACAAACTAGTGTTACTGATTTTGATTTGCCACCTCGCTATGATGCAGAGCGTGGACAGATTATCAGTGAAACTATCAAGTTTTACAACAACGGCCTTGTCGGAATAAACGATACGACAACTACATATCCACAAAAACATTGGTTAGACAATGTTGGATTTGAAATAACAGAGTTTGTTGTTTACAATGGAGGCAGTGGATATACTGATACTGCAAATGTAACAGTCAGTGGTGGCGGAGGTCCAACACTCGAAGGCCTTGCTTATATTGGCGGCGGATCAATCCAGTACATTGAAGTTGACACAGTTGGAGCAAAATACTTTACAACACCGACTGTAACAATAAACGGAAGTTTAACTGAAGATGGTGTTGATGCAGTTGTTTATGCACAGATAGGAAATAGTGTAATCAGATCAACTCATATGTTGATGAAGTTTGATAGAGTTGCTGGTGCATATTACTTTACTACATTGGATGAAACAGAAACATTTATTGGCAATGGCGGCTTGACTGAGTTTAGTTTAAAATGGCCACTGAGCACAAACAGTGCAGACATATCAATAACTGTTGCAGGAGAGCCACAACTGATAAGTGAATTTGTAGCGTCAAATGTTATCGATACAACCAAGACATTTGACAGATATCGTGGTAAAATAACATTTACTACTGCACCTGCAAATAATGCTGCTGTTGTTATAAACTATAAAAAATCATCCAACTTGTTAACTGCTGAAGATAGAATAAACTTCTTCTACAAGCCTACTACAAACATGCCAGGCAAAGAACTAAGTCAGTTAATGGACGGAGTTGATTATGGTGGCGTCCAAATGGACAGTATCGGTTTTGGAGAAAACACTGGGTTTGATGCAAATAGTTATGGTATTGATTTTGATACATTTGACACCAACTACGAAGACGAGATTATCACATTAGATGGTAGTACTCAGATAATATCATTGAGCGGTGTTTTAGAATCGGGTGTAACATACAATGTATATCTTAATAATGTAAGAATAGATGATCCGTTTTATGATGGAAGTAGTGTAACAGCCAATCCAAATGCAAAAATGGTATCACCACAAGGCGACAATATTACAAATACCGTATTCCTAGACAGCGATGTTATTGAAACCAAAGATGGTGATGTTGTGATTATTAGAAAATCTACTAGTGATGGTAGTTTCACTCCAGAGTCAACAGCATACGATGTAAGTTTACAAGGTGGCAACTTTGAATACACAACTGCAACTGGAATAGATTCAGGAGACATTGTAGTTGACGGTGACGGATTTGTTACAGAAACAACAAGCAAAGGACCAGAAGAGCAAGTACCAGGACAGGTGCTTGATGCTGTAGACATACAAGTTTATAATAGAAGTGCAGACGGCCAGGGTGTTATTAGTGTTAGAAACTATATCACAGATGGCACAACTATTGAATGGGAGTTTGATAGTTTCCCACAATCAAACACTACATTAGTTGTAAAAGTTGATGGTGATATTATCGACAATGACGATTTAAATGTTGATTATGAAAGAAAGTTTATAAGTTTAAATGATAGTACAGCACTCGATGCAGGAAAAAATCTTTCAATACTTACAATAGGAACCAATGGTGTAGATTTAATCGACAGTGATAACATTGTTTCTACTGGTGATACTTTTATATACAATCTGCCAATCACTTGGAAGTCTGGATTAAGTTCGTTTGTAACAATAAATGGTGTATTGCAAAACGATACAACAGATTATGGACTTACAGAATCAGATGCTGGCAAAGCTCAACTTGAGTTTCCGATTAAAATAACTGCCGGCAAGATTATTGGATATACAATATATGACGGCAGTGTAAATCAATACAGTCAAATGGTAATCGATAATACTTTTGTAACTGATGGTACAAATAAAGTTCATAGATTTACTAATGATGTTGCACTACCAGTTATTGATAAACCTTTATCGCATAATATTTTAGTTAAGCGTGGAGACGGAAGGTTCTTAAATGCAGGTTATAGAAAAAAATATACAATAGATTTCAACCGTGCTTACGACATTGATAGATGGCAGTTTGAAGACACAACAGCAGTTAGAAATACAGATGTTATACTTTATATCGACGGTGAGATTGTCAATGTACTCGATTACTATTATGATACTGCAAATGGAAGAGTACAGCTTCTCAACAACAACGTAGGACTGATTGGTCAGACATTGGAAATCTTTATTATTAGAGATGCAGAATATTACTTTATAAACACAACAGTGGAAATAGACACCGAACCATCTGGTGTAAATGATCCTGTAATAGGACAAGATGTTAGTTTTGAACTAGCTGATGATAGTACTACAGTTATTGCATGTGTTGAATCCTTTAGCAGAAATGGAAGAATATTAACAATAGAACTACAAGGATATATTAGAGAGTTATTCCAGTTAAAAAGTATTGACGATACTCCAGAAGTTACAGCAAGTTGGGAATCTGATAGTACACGAGCAACTATTGGAGCTATCACTCTTATTGAAACAGATGTTTTATCATTAACTGAAGCACCGGAAGAATGGGAAACAGTTGATATCTATGTATTCAGTAATCACGATATAAATGGGTTTGAAAGAAACTCATACGATATTGTTTGGAACACAAATCAAGCACCTGCAGGAACACAGTTTTATATTGATAAAAACTTGTTGAGTAGAGGATTCATCAAACTTGAAAAACCTGCATTAAGTGCAAACTATGTTTGGGTATTTAAAAACGGCAAGTTGCTTACTCCTCAGAATGATTATTCTCTTGATGCAAGTGGAACTGGCGTTCAGCTTTATAATAAAGTTACATCAAACGATAAAGTTGAAGTATTACAGTTTACAGCATTAACAAGCGATCCTAAGTTTGGATATCGTATTTTTAAAGATATGCTAAATCGTTTCCACTTCAAGCGTTTAAACAAAGACAATGAATACAAACTACAACAGCCTTTAAACTATTATGATTCAAATATTCAGTTAGTTGATAGTACAGGAATACAAGAACCTAACAAAGCACTTGGCGTACCAGGTGTTGTTTGGATAGATAAAGAGCGTATTGAATATTTTAGTGTTGATGGCAACCTTCTTAGACAGATAAGAAGAGGTACTTTAGGCACAGGTATTAAAGAACAATATCCAACTGCTACAGTTGTACAAGGACAGGGATTAGAAGAGAATATTCCTTATAAAGACGAAACTTCTAAAACTATGTTTATTGGTGATTCTAGCACCAAAGAGTTTATACTTGATTTTATTCCAACTAGTGTAAATGAGATTGACGTATTTTTAGCCGGGACTAGATTGCGCAAAGATAATATTGTAACATTTGACAAAACAGTTGATCAAGATTCTCCTGAAGCAGATGTAACAATAGATCCTGAGTATACACTTCAAAATATAATAACAGGCGACGGTAGTACAATCACAGTATTAACACTTGCAGATTATATTGATGCTCCTGCAGATGGAATATTCGTTGAAGTTGTTCGTAGAACAGGAAAAATATGGAATGATGCAGGAAAATCTCTTGCAACCAGTACAAATCAAATAGCTAGATTTATAACAGACAAAACAATATCGCTACCACGATAAATACAGTATAGAAACGGAATGGAAACATGATTAACGAACAAAGCGGTGTACACCTCGAAGGACACATAAAAATACACAATCCAGAAAGTGGGCATGTATTTGTTAACAAGCGCAATGCTATTCATTATGAAAATATGAGTATTAGCCTTGCTGAAAGTCTTGGAAATGCCGGATCAGGCTATATATATCAAATGGCGTTTGGCAACGGAGGAACAAGTGTTGATCCAACTGGTATTATTACATACTTAACACCAAACAGCACAGGTACAAATGCAAGTTTGTACAATCAAACATATGCAAAAGTGGTAGACGATCGCAGTGTAAACAATGTTGATCCACAACGAAACAAAATAGAAACACGTCATGTTACTGGTACAAACTATACTGATATTGTTGTAAGTTGTTTGTTAGACTACGGCGAACCAGAAGGACAAGATGCATTTGATACTGCTGCTGATACAGAACAACAGTTTGTATTTGATGAACTTGGGTTGGTAGGTTATTCAGCCAGCGGAACAGGAAGACTTCTTACTCATGTTATTTTCCACCCAGTACAAAAATCACTCAACAGATTAATACAGATTGATTATACTGTAAGAGTACAAAGTCTTAGCGGAGGTAATAGCTAATGGCATATGAGATTCCGTTTACAGACCAAGCTAACAAAGGTATTATTACTGTCGAAGACAATGCAATCAATACAGAAACTAGTTTAAAACTTCCTGGTAGATTGTTATCAGACTATGGTGTTGCAATCAATGAAAACTTTTTAAAACTATTAGAAAACTTTGCAAATGCAAATCCGCCATTAAATCCTGTTGAAGGACAACTTTGGTATGATACTACAGACAGTATAGATCAGTTAAAAATATACGATGGCACAAACTGGGTCGCAGCAGGCGGCCTAAAAAAGAACGCATCAGAACCTGATAGCACAAACAGTGTTAAAGGAGATCTTTGGGTTAATACATCAACTAGTCAGTTGTATTTGTATACAGGCAGCGGTTGGCTGTTAGTAGGTCCTGATTTTAGTAATGGAAATACTACAGGAGCTAAATCAGTTGAGATAGTAGATACTACAGATACAACTAGAACAGTAGTAGTTGTATACATTGAAAATATACCAGTTAGTATTACAAGTAGAGTTGAGTTTTCACCTAAAACAACATTTGCTGGATTTAATAGTGTAACACCGATAAAAGTTGGAACGAACTTTAATCAAACATTAACAGCAGCAAAGTTTAATGGCACTGCAACTAACGCAGAAAACTTACTTATTAGTGGAGCAACAATACCAAGTTCGACATTTATGCGCAACAACATTGTTAATCAACTTTCAGAAAAACTTCAAATAAAAACCAATCAAGGGTTAGAAGTTGGTGTTTCAAAAACATTAAGTTTAGTAGTTGAAGGTAATAACAGTATTGTTGAAAATGCCGTTCCAGGTGCTCCAATAGATTTAAGAGTTAACAACAACGGAGTGTTTTCAATACCGATTAGAGTTAAAGGAAACACCAATGTAGGCATCAATAACTTGTCTCCAACAGAAAGTTTAGATGTAGTTGGAAATCAAAAACTTGCCGGTAACTTAACTGTAACTGGAACAACAGGGCTAACAGGAAATACCAGCATAACAGGAAATCTAACTGTAACTGGAAACTTTGATGTCGATGGCAGCATTACTACAGGAAATATACTACCAGATACTGCAAATGTTTATTCTATAGGCTCGTCAGTATTACCTTACGATACATTACATGCTAATCGTATAACAGGTAACTTAACAGGCAATGTAACAGGTAATGTTAGCGGTACGGCTGGCAGTACAGCAAAACTTAATAGTGTAACTACTTTTTCACTAGCAGGAGATGTTAGTGCAACAAGTTTTACATTTGATGGACAAACAGGCGGATCTACCAAAACATTTACATCTACCATACAATCAGCTGCTATTTCTAATAGAGCAGCAGCATCAAGCATCAACAGAACAACAGATGAAGTTTTGTTAAATCAAAGCGGAACATTAGTTAAAGCAACGCCTGCACAGCTTATTGGTTCGATTGATACTATGCCGGTTGGTACTGTAATAATGTATGGCGGATTAGTTGCACCTGCTGGATGGTTTATATTAGACGGAACAGAAAAATCATTAACAACATACGGTAATTTAGCAACAGTTTTAGGTTACAGTTCAGCAGATCCAACAACATGGTATCATGGAACACCAAGTGATCCTAATACATTGTTTAAAATACCGGATATGCGAGGAAGAACGCCTGCAGGACTAGGACAAGTAGTATCGGCAAACAGAATTACATCATCAACTGTAGGTGTTATGGGCGGCATAGCAGGTAGTGAAGATGTTACAATAACAGCAGCCAACTTGCCCGAACACGAGCACGACTTAAAAAGTAGTACAGGAGAGCAATTCTATGCTACTACAACAGCTACAGCAAGTGCATCAGAAGTTGTACCCAACGACGGTGATTCATCAGGAACTGGAACACGACTACGAACATCAGGAGGTGTAGTAGATTTAGCAAATGATGCACTAGACATAACAAATCCGTTCCTTGCACTTAACTTTATTATCTATCACGGAGTATCATAAATGGCCTATAAACTAAACAAAACAGACGGATCGTTACTAGTTGAACTAGTTGATGGCAGGCTAGATATATCCAGTGCAGATATTGCATTAATAGGAAAAAACTATCAAGGATTTGGCGAAAGTATAAATGAAAACTTTATTAAGATGCTGGAAAACTTTAGTAATAGTACAGCACCGGTAAAACCACTTAAAGGACAACTTTGGTATGATACTGCTACAGGCAGATTAAAAATATACGATGGTATAACATTTAGAAGTACAGATAGTACAATATATGCTAGTTCTCAACCGTCAGAACTAATACCAGGAGATATATGGATAGACGGATCTAAAGATCAGTTGTTGTTTTGGAACGGAGTTGAAGCAGTATTAGTAGGACCATCATATACTAAAAATCAGCTTAGATCAGGCGATGTAATAGAAACTATTAGAGATACTACAAGTCAAAATAGAGTGGTAGTTAAAAAGTATTTAAATGGTAGTTTATATGCAATCGTTTCAAAAGAAAATGTAACCTTTACACCGTTTCCGGCTATTACAGGATTTACAGATTTAAAACAAGGTGTAAACATAAACTCAGCATTTGTTGATTTTGAATGGCTTGGAAAAGCCTCTAGTGCTGGAAAAATTGTTGACGAGCTTGGAAATGTTTTTGATCAGAACAGTTTTATAAGTGCTGTTGTTGATGATGTTACAACAGGCAGATTGGCAATAGCCAACGATAACGGATTAAGTATTGGACTAGATACGGATCTTACAATAAAGGTAAGTGGACAAACCACAGTCTGGCAGAATAATATTCAAAATGCTGACATGCGAGTAGATCTTAAAGATGTTGCGGGTACATACACTGCTATGTATTTTGATGCTGATACTAAAAAGATTGGTGTATTTAAAACAAATCCTGCATATACGTTAGATGTTACAGGAGACTTGCGTGTTACTGGAGATTTATTAATCGAAGGAAACTCAGTGAGTTTAGATATTGCTACTCTTAGAGTTGAGGATCATCAGATTGAACTTGCAATCAAAGATGATAGTACATTAGCAACTGACGCAGAAGCTGATGATGGCGGCATTGTTATAAGAGTTGAAGGCGACGATAAACGCTGGACTTGGATAAATGCAACCAACAGCTGGACAAGTAGTCATATTATTAATATTGATAACGAGTTAAACAACTATGCTATTAATAATACAAATGTATTATCATTGGATACGTTAGGATCAACGGTTGTAAATAGTAGTTTACAAACGTTAGGACAACTTAATACACTAGTAGTAGGAAATAATCTACAAAGTGATACAATGACATTAACTGAAGATCGTATTACAACAACTAGTAATCTAGAGTTTGCATCAACTGGCAGTATAAACTTAATAAACAAGGTAAAAATAACAAACGTAGAAACTCCAGTAAGCCCACGCCGTAAAGCCGACAATGCATTATTAACAGAAGGTGCTGATCAAGATGTAGTAGTTAAAAGATATGTTGATGACGAACTAGCATCATCAACTATTGCTATGGGAGTAGATGTTACTGGATTAGGTAGTACATATGCAACAGGAACATATGGTGATACTTTTGCAGATGACGGATTGCTTACTAATATTGCTGTATTATTAACAGAAATATATCCAATACCTGCTGCACCTGTTGACACACAAGGTAAAACTGCCAAGATACATGCATATTATTATACAGCTACATCTGATCCGATTGATGTTAATAGCGGCATTGTAAAATCTTTACAAGCGGTTGATAGTGCAGGTACACAAAACGTTAATGTTATTGGTGACTTTACAATCACTTCTCCTACAGCATCAGTTAACCTAACAGCAAATAGAATAATAATAACTATGAAGATAAACAGTGGAATATGGGATGTCAACGGTAGCACAATAGCAGCATCGGCACTTTAACGATAAATAACATAAGAGCACTAAGCACGAGGAGCAACAATGGCCTATATTGTAAATAGATATAACGGTACACAGATAACAGTCGTTGAAGACGGCACAATAGATCAAACAACTGATCTAAAACTTATTGGTAAAAACTATAGTGGATTTGGTGAAGCCCAAAATGAAAACCTAGTTCATTTACTAGAAAACTTCAGAGGAACTACTGCACCTGCTAAAGCCATTGATGGCCAGGTATGGTATGATGCTGGAACTACTAAACTAAAGTTTTATACTGGTAGTGCATGGAAAACAGCAGGCGGTACCGAAGTATCAAGTTCTGAACCAGCAGGACTAGATGAAGGCGATTTGTGGTGGAGCAGTACAAGTAATCAGTTATATGGTAAAACAGCCGCAGGCGAGTTTATATTAGTAGGTCCTCAGAGTGCAGGAAGCGGAACAACACAGATGCTTAGTGTTAATGTTACAGATAACTCTGTTCCAGCAGTTGAAAAAACTATTATTGTTGCTCTAATAAATGATGTTAGCCTGTATATAATCTCCGGAGAAGAGTTTACATTAAATGGCGTACAAGCAGCTGGTGTTCCATCTTTAACAGGATTTAGTTTAATCAAAAAAGGTATTACACTAGTCAATAGTGCCACAGGTATTACAAAAAATGCTCTAGACCAGCCAGTAACAGGCGCTACAAATGAACCAATCATTTGGGGTACTGCTAATGATGCATTGCGTTTGGGTGGATTTTTAGCAAGTGATTACTTAAAAACAACTGATGCATTAGCATTGGGAGATGCCGGATTTACAGTTGGTAATAGTAATGATCTAAAGATAGACGTAAATGATGGCACAGTTCCAAGACTTGTAAATCAAAATAACGCAAGTAACAAGATATTGTTTGCATTAACTGCACCAGCTGCTGGATCAGCTACAGGAATTGTTTCAATAAGAAACGCAGCAGTTGATAAAGGAAT